GTAACATTAGCACCCATCTCTCCTGCATTACCTACAGTAGACATTGCATTACTCATGCCTTTAACTGCATCAGTTGCATCATTGGCTGCTTCAGCTACATCACCAGCACCTTTAATCCAAGATTTTAACTGTTTGACACCTGTACTAAGGTCTTCGAAACCACGAACAGCAGTACTGACATTGAATAGGGCACTGTTCATTACATCAATACCCTCACCAACGAGGAGGATGCTGGCAGTTAAATTACCACCTAAAGCATTATCTAAATCTAAGAAGCCTCTTTTAACATCTTTAATCACTGGTAAGAATTCATTACCAATTTTCTTACCACCACGACTAAAAGCTTTCTGGATTAAAGCATCAAGACCTTGGTTGGTTTCCATTAACTCTTTAGTTGAACCCATTACCTCAGTAACTGCTTCCATGAATCCACGAACATCATCTTCTTCACCACTCCATTTACCAGTTCTTTTCAATGCATCTTCAGATACACCATACTGGTCTAATGCAGCGAAAGCACCTTTAACACCTTTGGACAATGACATCATAGCAGTTTCAGCCAAAGCAGTAGACCCTGTTTGAGCTAATACCGCAGCACCAAAGTTAGCCATATCATCAGTAATATCTTTAATCTCATCATCAGATGCACCAGTCGCAGCTTTAAAAGCATTTAATGATGGGATTAACTGTTGCATACTAACAAGACTACTATCAGTAACACGGTCAACAGTATCATATAAATCCGCAGCAGCCTCTTTAGTTTTAGTCATATTGTTAATAAGAACCTTATTAGTTTCTGCTTTACTTGCATTACCAAATATAATATCTGAAGCAGATTTACCACTGTTCAATGAACCAATAAGACTATCACTAACAGTACTTAAGTTAGCCATACCTGAAGTCATACTAGTTAATGCTGCTTGAGCTGATGAAGCCATTCCTTGAACACTATCATCTATTTTTCCAGCTACTGAACTTACTTGGTCTTGAGCTCGAAAAATAAGCATAAGCTCTTCCATACTTGCGATAGTAACACCTCCATTAATTTAAGCTTCTCCAAGATTTAAATCCGTGATTTTTTAAATAATTATCAAATACAAAAATTGTAGTACCTATATCTTCAATAATGTCTTTTTTCAACATTCCTTTGCTTTTACAAGATTTAATAAAATCAATTCCTCCGGCATCATCAATTATTTGCCATTTACAATTAAAATGATTCTTACCTAATGATGATTCTCTTTTACCTGTTAAATCATGCCAACCAGAATAACCATGAGATTTTAAATAATTGTAAAATGCTTTATCATTCATGTTTAGTTCATTTAACATGTCTTCTAAGGATTTACCTGAGGCTTTTGATTTTTTCAAATATTCTATGCCTCCCACATCATCGATGAGTTTTCCTTTATAATTAGGATGATCTTCTTTAAACCCAAAACCCTCTCCTCCAGGAGTCATATTATAATGAAAAGTATTGTTATCATAAGTACCAAAAAAATCAATGTAAAACTTTTCATATTTATCGTATAACTCTTTAACTTCCGGTAAAACAAGTAACACATAAACACTGAAATTATCAGGTTTATATTTTTTTATAGCCCTATCTAATCTGAATTTATTCCGACTATTCTTACAATGTTCATACCATCGTCGAGCAATATCATTAGATTGGCCTACATATAATTGTCGAGTAATATTATTTTTAACGAGGTAAATACCAGAAATAATATTATTCCGTGATGGAATTAACTGTTTAGAATTTAATTTAACTCCATAATAAGTCATTTCATTAATACCTCATTCGTCCTCGTTTGCTACGATATTTTTTTGCTTCTTGTTCTGCTTTGCGGATTTGCCTTTGTTCTTCTTTGATGATTTCACCATATTTCCGCATTAACATGATGATGTCAAGATGATTTCTTTTGTAGATTACTTCACTGATAGGGATGCATAGATGTTTGCTTACTCGGAAGTATACTTCACCGAGAAAACTATCTAACAGATGGAAATAAGTCTTCTTTGAATGTTTCGTTTAATTGTAATCTTCCACGGACTTCATGGAATAAACTTACACGTGTTCCAAGATCTACTTCTGCCCAGAATTTAAGATTATTTTCAAAACTAGTTTCGGGATCATCAACAAATTCAATACGGTCAGATAAAAATTCATTAACCATTTGAATTAAGAACTCTTCATCTTCCGCTTTCTCGTTGATTTTATCCATAATGGATTTGTACATTTTAGTTTCTTCAGGAGATAATGGTTGTTTAGCTTCTGCTTTACCCATGACTTTTCTTTCAGTTTTGCTTAAATCATCGAATATTCCGAATTGGTTTTCTTGAGCTTCTAAGTATTGTTTATCTGTGAATGGTTTGATTCTCATTTGCAGAAGATATTTTTCACCATTAATCCAGTAATTCATATCAATACGGTAACGGTCTTCATCATGTAATATTGCTAATAATTGTGATTGTGTTTTAACAATGTTTTCTGATTGTTCCATTGTTTCTTCAAGTTTATCTGCATCGTATTTGTCGAAGAATCCTCTGTAATCTTTTAATAATCCTAGAATATTTTTTCTTTCTGTTTCGGTTAATTCTTCTTTATTGATGCATTTGTCAACTAATTCTTTTTCGTCCTCTTCTAAGTATTCGTATGGTAATTTTTTACATTCTCTTGGGTATTTGGTGTCCCATAAGAATTTTTCTGTTTTTTCACTAACCATTCTTTCAGTCCTCCTATAAATTAAAAAAAAATAAAAGATAAAAACTATCCTGTAGTTTTTATCTTGGGTCTTTAAATCCTAAAGCAACAAACTCTAAATCGAAACCTAATCCTTCGTCTTCCATGGAAGGGCTGATGGATTCGACTCTACAATGTAAGAGAGTACCAACTTCTTTGTAATCTCCATCATCACCGTAAGCATAAACACTTATTGGGAAATTCTTACGATTTTTTTGATATTGTCTGCATAAAGGTAAAAATTCTGGAGAAATACCGTTAGCACTACCACTATATTCGTTTCTACCCCCAGCATATCTGTAAGGGTCACGGGAGTTAGTTGCATTTTTAACATTGTTTTCAGTTGAAAGTTCAAAATCAAAATCTTCACAGATGATAACTTCATTGTCTAAGCGTAATTCCGCTAAGTCATAGCTGTTGTCATCTGGATCTACAGTGATGGCCATATTTAATTACCTCCAATAGTTGCGTTTGGTGCTTCAACATACATGCTGAAACCAATGAAGTCTGTTGAGTTTACAGGTACAGATACTCCATCTGCTATTAATCTGTATGGGTTAACGTCAGATTCTACGACATCAATTGCAGTTCCATCCATCATGTGGCCTGCATCTAAGAATTTGTTTACGATTACATCAACATCAGTTTGACAATAGATGAGGTTGGTTTCAGTTTCGTTTCTTTTTATTTGACGGTATAATGCAACATAGACCTCTCTGATTAATTGGTCTACATTTCTTCTAGCATGTAATAAACAATCGTTAGGTCTTGCATCCACACTAGCAGCGAAAGCAGTTGATACAGCAAGATTGATTCTTGGGTGTATTTCACTACCTGCCAATTCATCTTTGATGAATATGATACCATGGTCTTGCATATCATTTTCCACAGATGGTGTACGATTGTTGAATTCTCCTGGTGCAATGCTTCTGAAGTCAGTGTATCCAGGTTCTTCGTAGTATGGTGTGGTCATGATTTTAGCTAATATACGACCGAAGTATTTTGGTTCGCATAATCCAAGTCTAGGGTTTTGGATGAATGCTTCTTGTTCATCATCAGTGAATGCCATTAACTGAGCATCGGTAGCTCCAATTAAAGTAGTGTATGCTATTCTTGGGTTACCATACTCGTTATCTGCTTTAATACTTGCTAAAGCACTGGTGAGTATACTGATAACTTTTGCTTTATCATCTGTTGCTTTGAAACCAACGTATACTTCATTGGTGATTTCTCTTTTGATTTTAGCAGTTTCCATAGCTGCCACCCATGGTGCAGCATTTGCAACAGTTGCGTTTCCTAAATCGATAACATAAACATATGGAATACCTATGTCATCTGCTTCATTTTTCCTACCTTCAGCGAAGAAATCTTTTAACACAGCTAATAATGGGTTGGTTGCAGGGTCGGTTCCTATTCCTCCGTTTGCAACTGTTCTTTCTGCAGCAGTGTAACTTTTGAATTTTTGTATACCTGCTGTAGGTGAATTGTTACCAGTAATACCTATGAAGATTGGTATTTGTGCTCCTTCACCAGATAAACCAGGATTACTATCTGATTCATAATATCTTACTTTAGGTGTTTCGGTTATGGTGATAGTCATAGTATCTTTATTCTCCTATGAAATTTTTAATAATTTTATCTAATTCGTCAATTGTAATGGTTGGTTTAATATCTTCTTTTCCATAAACAGCTTCTTCTTCTGCGTATTGTTTTATTAAACCAGCATAGGTTAAAGCTCCGAGGATAATATAGTTTTTAGTAGGGTGTTTGTCTACTGCTTCGAAGAGTATTAATTTTTCTTTGGTGTTCTCTTCTTCTTTTTTTGGAGCTCCATTATCTTTTTTTGATTCTTTTTTCGTCATATTGTAGTCTCCAATTCAAATTCATCGAAAGGTTGTCCTCCGATTTTATGGTAATGGTAATAATCCATGTTTAATTTAAAAATAGTTCGTAGTATCTGACCTGTGGGGTCTAATTCATCTAAATCTGTTACGCTTTCTATTCTGAAAGTGTTTTTTATGATGTGATGTTTTTGGAAGAATGATTGGTAATTATCCAAGTTTGGACATTGTTGTTTACCTGTTCTTCCGGTATTGTGAGTTAACGCTTCACATGTACTTTCCAGTAACTCGCAGGAATCATTATTTTTTTTATAATGTGAACAAGTAGTGTAATGGTTAGATTCTGCTTGTAATATACGATGGTTAATTTGTTTCATTAAAGTGTGGCGTTGTTTTTCATCGTTACACCATATATTAATCCATATGTCTGAGTTGTATCTTTTACGAAGATATTCTGCTCCATCTATTTGGACGTATCTTCGTCTGATGAATCTTTCATCAGCTTGGTTGATGGTGAAGCATGGTGTACGATCTACTTCCGCATAATTTTTAACAAAAGGAATGATTGTGTTATCGTAGTTTAAATGATTGCTTAAAAGTTTTAGGAAAGCCGTTTCCATAGGAAACATGATTCTAAATTTTTATAATAATCCGTTTTCACTTAATACTTGATGGAAATACTCCTTGAATTTAGGTATTGATTTATTCAATGTACGAGTAACAAAAGGATTGGCTGCTGTTCCGGGATGGTTAACTTTTCGGGCATAGATTGTTTTACCATCTTTTTCGAAAACAAGAAATTTACCATTTTTTGGTGTGATTGTATGTGGTGCTGTACCATATTGAACATCCTGCCAATAAGTACGACCATTGCTTCTTGCATTACTATGTAATTCACCTACAAGAATAGATGGTTTTCTTTTAGTAATACTTCGACGGAGATTACCTGTTTTAATTGGTGCTTCTCGCCTTGCAATATTGTTAGCTTCGTTTAAACCATAATCTAATGTTTCACCTATCATTTGTTCAAAGCCTTTCTTTTTCAATCCAAGCTTTCGATAATAGGAATTGTTGAATTTAACATCTAAACTTAAGCTAATCATACAAATCAATTATTGTTTTCTTTGTTTTTGAACAGTCATCCTTTTATGATGTATTATATGATTCCATATTTCTATAGAACCAATAATACTATATTTAACTCCATCAATCACTATGAGGTCTGTATCGTAGATTTCAGTGTCAATACTCATGTAAACAACATAAGTATCCTGCAATATTTTACCAAATTGCTCCATTGAAGATTTAGCAGATATTGGTTGGAAATCAACACGGACAGTATCTCTTAGAGTATACTCGGGTAATTGTTCACCCCATTCAGTATACTCTCCAGTTGATTGATTATAAGAATATAATTCCATTGTAGCGTTAGGGAAGAATGGGGGCATTTATATTAACCTCGCAGTAGTATTATATTGATTTTTCAAATCATTTATCATTGAATTAATAATTCCCCATTGGCCAGCACTAGTGTCTAGTGAAACTGTAACTCCACCTTCACTAATGCTGGAAGCTCTTTTATCCCATCCCGGAGTATTTTGATATTCAATCATTAAATCAATGATTGGCATGTAAGATGCTTCAGGAATACAATACATGTATTGAATATATAATCTACCGGTGTAAGATTGGTCTAAATATATTAAACCTGCTTCTTCATCGATTATGCAATCGTTTAAGCAGATACATTTTTTATCAATCATTAATTTGTTAAGTGAATGTAATGGGTAATGATCTAATATGATTACATCATCATCAAAATCACGAACTATTTGTTTTGCAGGTGTAGGTGATAATGGTAGACCGGTTTGTACTGCTAATTGTTTGATTAATAATTCTTTTGTTTTTGTAGAATCATTAGTTTGTTCAGTAGTTTCTTCGTTAGTCATAATATTTCACCTAAATTAAATGATTTTATTTTTTTTTATTCTTCAATCATTACAAATTCTGCACGATTATTACCTGCAACAACAGTTATGTTACCATAATATTGTTTATAACCTTCTTTGATTCCAAGTAATTCATAAGTTCCCACAGGAACATTATTAATGTTACATCCTCCTGCAGAACCAGTGGTACCTTCGTATTTAATACCGGTGGTGCCATCGGAAACAAGAACATCTACGCCTTGTAATGGATTACCATTATCATCTTTAACGGTTACACTTACATTACCAGTTTGTGGAGTATCATCATCATTATTTTGAGTATTTTCAGGATTCTCCTCAAGGACTGGGATCTGCAATACCAGTGATTAAACCGTTTTTGTATTCTGCTACGTTTTGAGAAGTAACAAAGGATACAATTGCATCTCTGGTACCTAATTTGTTAGTTGGTAAATCAGTTAACAAAGTAGGGGCAAGTAATCTTTTAATTTCAATAGTTGCACTGTCAACAAATAACATTGCATCGGTTTCCAAGTTGGAATCAATTAAGATAGGGATTTCAGCACCGTTTGGAGCTTCATATGCAACAACCCTGTGACCTAAGCCAATGTCGATTTTATCATTGTATCTTCTGTATGGTGCAACAATCTTTTTGAGTTGTTTAGCAACAAGGTTAGTGGTTACGATACAATCTGGAGTACCATTGTTTTGGTCGATGATGTCAGTTAACATATCATCAATAAGGTCTTCAGTAATAGGCTCATTAGTTAACTCCTCTTTGTTGGTGGTAACTTGGTTTACAAAACCTTTGAAATCTTTATCAGTAGCTGAACCAGTACCTTGTAAGAGAGTGTTGTCTAAATCGTTGGTTACTTTAATAAATCCATCTTCAATTTCAGATTGTAATAAATCAACAACATTATTACCCATTTGGGATAACATGGAAACATCAATTGGGTAGATTAATGTTTTCATTTTTTCCATTTTTTCTTCGTAGGATGAAGCTACAGCATCTGGAATATTATCATTTTCATTAATGAATTGTGATACTCCAGGACTGTTTTTCAAGTAGAATGCAGCATAGGTGCTGTTGAAGTTGTCATCAACTCTTCCTTTGGATTCAAGGAATCTGAAATATGGTGCTTTTTCAAACACTCTTTTTTGTAATTCCGGACTGTAGGTTACTTGCATTGATGCTGGTGCAGCATCAGATAATTGCATAGCTTTTTGTAAGTCAGCTATTTGTTTATTTTGTTTTTCGAATCTTGCTTCGATATCTTTAATGGTTAAATCGGTTTCGGTCATGATTAATCTCTCCCTAATAAAATAGAGTTTTTTTAAAGTGGTTTTTTTTAAATTTAAAAAAAATATTGAATTAAATTTTATAATAATGATTTAAGGAAATCTTCTTTGCTTTGTTTAGCAACTAACATTTCAGCTGCTTCACGACTAGTGAATTCGGTTTTAGCAGTGTTATTAGATTCTGTTGGGATGGTTTCCTCATTATATTGGAATTCTGGTTCACGGTTATTAGTCAAGTTTTTGAATAATTTATCCATTTGTTCGGATACTGCTTTATCAACAGTAGATTTAACTGTTTCAGTAACATCTACTTCAGGAATCATGGATGCTAATTCAGATTTCATAGTTTCTAATTCACTGTGGAATAATCCTTTAATATCTTCAAGGTTTAAGGATTTTTCTTCTTCCTCTTCTTCTTCATTAGCAGGTTCAGTAGGTTTACCTTCACCTTCTCCTTCTTCTCCTTCTTCTTCAGATGCGGATTTAATAGCATCTTTAACAATTTTCTCTAATTGTTTAGATACAATTTGAACAGTATCATTTAACAATTCTTCTTTGATAGATGCAGTGTTTTCATTGATTAAATCAACTACATCTTGTTTAGTTAAAGTTTCAACTTCTTCATTAGTTTTTTGAGTCATTTTTTGCACCTCATTTTTCATAATAGTGTGACATGCACCAGTTAAACAAGTTGATTTCACTAAACCTTTGCTGGTAGTGATGGTTCCATAGGTATCCCAATTTGCAGGCATACTGGTTAAACTTATTTCTCTTAAGGTGATGTCTTTAATTTCCCACCCACCATCTTCTAATTGGGTGTGTTCAGTTACTCTCCCTCCAATAGACAATCCAAGTTTAACTCCAATGTCTAACATGTCTTTGATGTCATTAGCATATTTCGGTAATATTTTTGCTTTAATCCTTAAAGAATAAGGATCTGTATCTACTACCTCAGTGATTGCTCCAATGACACCATCGAACAATCCATACCAATGATCACCATGCAAGTTTAATCCTGCACGTAATTGTCTTTTCATTGATTCAATTGCAGATGGAGTTACTATGTCATCTTGAAGGTCTTTATTGGTTGTTGAAGCTATTCCTTCTATTGTTAATGAGCCGTCCTCATTGAGAGCATAACTTTTTGTGGTATCTGGATAGATTTGAGGACGTGCGTAGAGTTGGAATTGCTTATCTAGAACTTCAGTCGTCATAAAATTCCACAATCTATTTTTATTTTTACACAATTCATTTTTTTTTAGAAGTGGGTTTCAGGAATCGAACCTGACTATTATGTAAAAAATGAAATTAATATTATCGTTTTTTTTAACCCACATAATTTTATTTTTTAATACAAAAATGATGGGGAACAAGAGGATATAATTTTTATAATTTTTTGGGAGGACCACCTCTCCAAAAAAAAATAAATGAAAGAATATATCCTCGTTTTTTCTCCCCATTTTTTTATAGAAAACAGGATGCTGTCTATTTTTTTTTAGAATGAAGGATTCATTAATTGTGGAGAAAATAAATCTATAAAAAAAAGTGTTTCATACTTATTTTTTTAAAAAAACAAAGGTGACGAAATATTTTTTAAAAAATGCTGGAAGAACAAATTTTTTTTTAGCTGATATTTTATATTTTTTTTTAAACTGTAAAAAGAAAAGACGCAGAAAAACAAAAGAAAACATTTTAGAATCCTATTTTTTTTCTCCAAAAATACATCCTCCATCAAAAATAATTGTTTTTTTTTCCACGATTCGTGTTTTTTTTTTGCACAAAATATAGGAGTGAAAAAATGTTTTGAGAACTGTGGTGGAATCAGGAATTGAACCTGACAAAGATTTTTCCACCATATTTGACAATAAATAATTTATATTTTTATTTTAAGAGAAAAAAAATGAAAAAAATGAGGGGGTGAAATAATATGAAAGCATTAGGACAAGGGTTTTTTAATTTTTCCCCTTCACTTTTCATTTATTTTTTTTCTCTTTTTTTGTTGTAGAAAAACCAAAATAGGAAGTTATATATGTTCTAAAAAAGGAACTTAGAGCAAAGTTTTCTTTTTTTAATTATATTTTTTTTTGATAAGGGAGAAAAAATATTATTTGTGCTATATGTAAAAAAAAAAGATTCTAAAAAACTCCCAGAAAATGATAAAATAAACGAATGAACATTTTATTTTTTTTTATTTTTAAAACATGATAACTGTATCTTCAGTTATTACATCTAAAACATTAAACATATCTTCAAAATAAGCTCCAAAAGTATATGTTTCACCATCAAAAGTGATAAGGACATTTCTAAGTTCGTCTTTAAAAGTCCATTTGTGAACATTATCTTCTAAAGAGTATTCCGCATCTTGCCAATAATCATCTATCATTTTTGTAGATAACCATTCTGGGCAGGAGATGTTTTCTTTATCAAATAATTCTTTAACAAACATAATTATCTATTCCTCATTAAATTTTTTAGTGAAATATTCATAATGTTTTGGATATAATTGTTTATATTCTTTAAAGTTAATATCCTTTGTTATTTTACCCTCATCAGTATAATATTGAATAGTAATCTTTTTCTTTTGTTCCTTAGGATTTGCTAACATGTAACTAATATATCCTCCATGTTCAGCATAAGATTCTTCTCTTTTAGTGTTTGCATACCATGTGAAACCAGGTAAATCATCTTTATTTTGTGATTTCAAATGAACTTTAGAATATTCATCAGTATAACAATTTCTGATATGATTATTATCATCCCATTCTTTTTTTGTTTGATCCATACTATGGGTGAATTCATGATGAATAGTTTTTTTCCAGGAAGTTATCATATCTTCTTCTTGATTCCATAAGAAAGCATATCTTCCTTTACCTCCACCTTTGAAATATTTTGGATTGATTGCAATACGGTGATTGAAATCTTCCTGGTCAGGAACTAATCGTTTACTTGCAATTTGTGAGTATGCATTATATCCTGCAGTTGTTTGGTCAAAAGAATCATAACCTGATTTAGTTGGTCTATGAATAATTCCTTGACTAGTATTCTTAAACCATATCTCACGAGTCTCATTGCGTAAGATTTTAGGTACTTTGAACACTTCATGAATAATCTCATTTGGAGTAGCTATTCCTTTTTTCAAATATGATTTAACAGCACCTTCTTCAAAACGTAAAACAAATTCACGTCCATCATCAAAGGTTTCAACGAATCTATGATATTTTTTACCATCATAATTATAAGTTTCTAATCCTTGATAATCAACACCATGGAATTTAGCTAATTCATCAAAAGTAAAATTATTTAATTGTTCTAATGATAAGCTTTCATTTAATGTTGTTGTTGGAATATTTTGTGGAGGAGTGTTTGTGAATACTTCCTCCCAGTTATCAATTGGTGTTAAGTTAACAACATAAGGCTCTTGTTCTGATGGTTTGACTTTACTTTCCCAGACAGATAAGTAAGTACATCTGCAGTGTGGATGAAATGGTGGATAAGCACCGCCTTTAATCAAATCCTTAATGTTATGAATTATTTCTTCACCATGATTTTCAAAGATAAGTTTATCATCTTTGTTAAACTCATAAGCATATCTTAAACATAATGCACAGACATTATTATCCTCAGCAGTTAATAATTTAACCTGAGTATAACCTTCATTAACATAAGATTGTAAAATACCTGTATTTTGAATACGACTTATCTCTGTGCGTGCAATCATAGTAGCACGTTGATAAGGAGTGAAAGTACTTCCAGGTAATTGGGTTAAACCTAACTTATATATTTTAGGTGCTAAGCTTAAAGGATTTTCACCTTGAATAGCTGCTTGAGTCAATCTATTCTTAATGGCTCCTCTTAAATCATCATCTAATTTTTGGATTAAACCATAATTATAATTACGTGCAAAAGCAAAAGCTAAACGGTCAGTGTCAGTGTAGCGTAAATGTTCAGCTATGTTACTGTATCCTTTAGCTTTACCATAATCATAGATTTCCTGTAATAATCCATCTATGGTTTCATATTTGCCGGATAATATATTATCCCATTCATCATCTAATGATTGCCATATTTCTTGTTGGTAATATGCTTCGTTGAAGAAGAATTCTTTAGCTTCAGCTGAATCAATCCAGTTTACACTGGCTTCTAATGTATCATTTATTTGTTGTGAGAGTAAACGGTAATATTTCATTAATTGGATATTATCTTTTAGACTTTTTTCAGTGAACTCTTCCTCAAGTTCTAAGTCTTCAATTAATAATTGATTGGTTAATATCCTTTCTTCAGATGAAATCATAAATCATACTCCTTACCTAAACGCTCCATCAGTAAAGCTTTCTTCAAAGCTTTAGCTTCAGTATCAACATGTGGATTAATTAATGTAGCATCATCAACATTATCAACAGTTGTGGCTAAAGCAAACTGGCTGTAATTCATTGGTACATTTCCCCAATCAACTGGGTTTAATCCATAACTGGACCTTACTTCGTTAATATAAGTTGAACCGTTTCTTAATTGTGTGTCTTCTATTTGTGCACGGTTTAATTTGTTCTCAGTATCTTCACGGTTAAATTCAAATACTTCACTGAAACCAGACCTGCCAAGACTTTTGTTGAATTGGTCTTCAATCACACTTGCAGTACCATTCAATACTTTTTGGAAGTCCTTGTTTTGTGATTCACCAGTACCACTACCAAGACTAGCTGTTTCGATGATGTCTACTTTTGCAGGTGGAACACCAAAGTTAACTAGGATAACATCCCTACTATATTTCATCAAGTCCAGGAACTCCATGTCCCTGTTACTATTAGATGTTCTGAGATAGTTAGCAGCTTGTAAGATTAAAGTACCTTTTTTATTTTTCTCTTCTTTTAATCTTTTACGGTTAGCTTCAACTGCTACCTGACCTAAATCTTTATCAAAAGTGATTATTCCCCGTGGGTCTAAACCACTATTTTTGAAGATATCTTTGTTATGGTCTTTACCTAATATTTCGAGAGTAATATCTGCAGATATAGAATCAATCAGACTAGTACCCCACCTACTACCTTTTAACTCAATTTTAGGTTCATAGATATGGATTAACTGTTCAGGTTCATATCTGATTTTAGTATTACGTATACCCCATTGACTGGTCTCTTCATCCCATCCAATTAATTCTGTTGGTATGAATTTAAACCCATTAGGTACACGGTCAAATATATGATCATGATTCACTTCTATGAAAGCATCACCAGTAACTTTCCATGATGGTAATATTTGTTTGATAAGGCTACTGAATGTGGCTTCATCATATAATCCACCAGGATGTTTGAATAAATTATTCAAGTAGTTTACTCTGCCGAAATCAACATGATCTGTGTATGGATTGTTAATATTGAATCCATTGTTTAATAGTTCATCACAGTAAACACCACAACATCTACGAACCCAAACATTGTAGTGGAATGCATCATAGTATGTTTGGAGTAAGTTGATTGATTTGTCATGATTTGGTAATGCCCATTTGTATTCACGATAGAATTGTTCGGCCGGACTTGTGTATTCTGGTTTTCTTAGTGATGGTATTCTAAGTGCAAATGAGTTTATAGTTGATTTTATTGTGTTTACTATGTTCATAAATATCCTTTACCATCTATTTTATTATTTTTTTTTATAAGTCTATAATCTCGAAAACAACATCACCAATGTAATTTTCTTTTAAATAATTAAATCCATGAGCAGAAGCATCCACAATATCATCATGCTGACCATTAGGAAATGCTTTAAACTCATTTATGAATATTTGTCTTAATTTATCATCAACAATATCAACATAAACATATCCATCATAAATATAATTCTTTAATGGGGTGGCCCTGTCGGCTTTACTGTTATTTGGAACAGCTTTACCTCGTTCCACGAAGTAACCTATTAACTGTTCTTCCCATTCGTCAAACAATATGTTACCTGCAGCAGCAACACCTGTTTCAATAATATTGATATTGTCATGTCCATCAAATTGGACTTGATCTTTAACGGTATTCTTTGTATTCTTACCAAATTGACCATAAAGGTAATCAGTGATTAGAATACTTTTACCATCATCCAATAAATATATAGGTACACCGGCGGTGTAATCGTTTTGACCAGGGTCACTTGAAGCTATATCATAACCTCTGACCTGTTGTAGAGGTTTCATGTCTGGCCTGTACCAATGTATTTTACCCATATCAAAGAAATCAGATGTGTCATCAATAGGTTTCTGTTGATAAATTGATTGAAATATTCTTTCCCCAATAGATTCTCTTTTCTTTTCTAATTTTTCTATTGAGTATCTTTCCGGCCATAAAGGAGTTCCATCATCTTTTATGGCTGGAAATTCTATGAAGTAATAATCTTCTGCACGTTCTCTTTTAAATACTCCTTGTAGGTCCCCACTTGACCAGCGAGTATGGAGTAAAACAAGCTTCGTTTGGGGTTCGATACGTTGTTCTATGATTGTATCAAACCAATCTACTTTTTTCTGCAATAATGTCGGCGTGACATCTGAAAATCCGGCGTAAACATCGTCCAGAATTATGTAGTCAGCATCCTGGCCTGTGATTGAGCCTCCAGCACCAACAAGTCTTATACTTCCCTGGTATAATTTACCGTCACGGTCACAGAACATTAAATGGTCTTTTGCATGTTTAATGTCTGATAAGTAAACATTGAAGTATTCACCATAACGGGCAACTGCTTCTTTTAATTGTATACCAAACTTTTCAGATAAAGTAGCTGAATTATTCACAATTAAAATATTCAAATCAGGGTCTTGGAATATTAACCATAACGGGAATGCCAATGTAACCATACTTGACTTTGAATGTCTTGGTGGCATAGCAACACATAAACGCTCAATATCACCAAGATAAACCATAGTCAATAATTCAGACAATTCGTTAATATGATCTGCATCAACAATATCTTTATATCGTGATGCAACAAATGTCATGTAAAACTCATATAAGTCATCTAATATTTCTTCCCATTCATCAATGGTCAGATTTGGATTTAGATTTCCTAAGCTTTCGTTTGGCATTTAATCTCTCACGAATCCTATTCGTATCAAATAATTGACCTAAATCATTCATATTATTTTCAACATTAACTTCAACATTAGTGTCATTATTCTTGAAATAATCATTATATAATTTATTAGCATCTAATGCTAAACGGGCAACATCTTTTGATGTTACATTACTATCTTCATCTTCAGCATCAAGACAAGCTTTCTCAAACTTCTCAGGAAACTTAGCTGCAACTTTAGCAACACCTTCCATATTATCTGCAATGGTTCCTGCAACAATATTTGGAATATTTTCAATAGCTTCAATTCTATCAGCTTTAGCTTGAACTTTCTGTTTGACTTCAGGAGAGTCCTCTTTTGGTTTTCTTCTTTCAGCCCTACGATTAAGTTCAGCTTCAACTTTACTTTCCATGGTGATTTTATCATTATAGTATCTTGCTATAGCAGCATGAGATATCTTTTCATTATATTCATTCTCCAACCATCTAGAAATACTTCTTGCACTTTTACCTTCACTTAATCGAAGCACTATTTCTTCAAAATGGGGGGACTTTTCTACTTTACTTTTTCGTACCAAGTTCATCACCATGAAGTAGTTGATATTTCGGATTTTTTGTAAGTACTGTAATGTTACATTGTAACGTTACACACTGTAATGTTACACTTAAAAATGAAATGTAACATCCCATGAAATAAGTTTTTAATTTTAATGCATTAATTGGAAATATATATTCACACAAATAGTTATTACAGTGAATATAGCACCTAAAATTAGCATTTGATTATTAAAACGTCTTTGGTCATCTTTCTCTTTATCTTTAATGCTATCTTTCAAGTTTTGATAATCTGTTTCAATTGTTTTTAATCGGAGTTCTAATTCAACATCTCCTTTATTTGAATCTACTTTGAAATCATTGAACCCTTGAACTAAGATATCTAATTTCTTATCCATTTCATTCATCTTAGTATTCAATTCATCAATCCTCTTTTCCTTATAATCTGCACGAGCTTCTAACTCAGCAGTTTTTCGACTAATGCCTTGAATTTGTTCTTCATGTATACAGTTATGTTCAGTAGGCATCTTCTTCACCCACTGCATCATTAGTGTTCATACTATTATATTCTGCAGCAGGATCAACTGTTTCATTTAACTTCGCTTCATAATTTTCAATTGCCATTTGTTCAGCCACATCAACACGTGTGTTTTCTGTTGATTGAACTATAATGTAACCTGCAATCCATACTATGAATGGTGCTAAGTATGCGGATTGTTCGGGGAGTATTTGTGCTAATGCATCTTTCCCTAAATATGATATTGCTCCTGCGATGAATACTATTGCATTCGCTGCTTTACTTTTATATTTATATGTTTGTGTCATTGGATGATGGTCTCCTTTTTTAATTAATATTTGATTGGTGATGTCCGGATTTGCACCGGAATGAAGAGTGTGGAAAAAAGAAATATTTTTAGGGAAAATATAAAAAACACACACTTCAATCTAAAACTAATTTAGATAAGAAATACAATTACCTTTTTTTAATGATATTAAAAATTAACACACCATTTTTTTTAGAAAACAAACCATGAAAAAACATTCAAATGAATATATTTTTTAGAAAAAAGAAAAAAATATTTTTTTTTAATTTTATTATTTTTTTTACATCACCATTTTTATATGATTAAAATATTATATTTGTAATCTGCTTTTCTCAATCCAACATATTCTAGGCTTGCTCTTGTTACTAATCCACATTTTGTACAGTAATCAAGGCAGTGTTCTTCATCATGCCTTACTGTATCTGTTTTACATTCAGGACATTTGTTGAAGTTGATTTTTGCACGTTTTATTTTCGCCCTCTTCCTGGGCTTGTATGTGGGTTGTATGTTTTCTTCAGACATGTTACATTTTTTTTAGTACTTCTATATTACTATAGGTATTAGTCGCAACATTCTTGAAAATGAAACCGAAAAGTATTTAATAGCAACTTTCTATTATATATTTTTGAAGAGAAAAAAATGAGGTGTGAAATTATTCTAGAAAAGGAGGGATGGATGTTTTTTAAAATATCTTGTTCCTTTTTTTGAATAATATGCAT